ACGAAACCCGAGCCCTCCTCAAGCAGTGCCGCGACCAATACGACACCGTGATCAAGATGATGATGGATAGCAACTGACGGCAACGCCTGCCTTGGCGCGGACCCCTCCATCCGCCAACTTAGCCTTGCGCAGGTTTCACCCCGGCCTGAGTGCCGGGGTCTTTTTTGGGGAACAAACCCTGTTTTGGGGAACAGAGCGCTACTTGAAAAAGTAGCCTAAGTCATTGAATTTATTGGCTCCCCGACCTGGACTCGAACCAGGGACCTGCGGATTAACAGTCCACCGGCAATGTCATTAAAATCAAACACTTAACCCTATTTTTGTTCCCCAAAACCACCGTAAAAAAAGTGATTTTCTCGGGGCTACGCAAATTTTTGGGGAACAAAAATTAGCGAGTCGGCTTGACCAGTTTACCCTTTCTGTTGCGTACATAATGGGCAGTCATGCCGGAACTCTTGTGACCTAAAAGATTCTGCGCGGCTTCCATTCCGATCTGCTCTTCCGTTTCGGTGGCTGCCTTGGCGCGCAGGTCGCGGAACTGGAAGCTGTTCAACTCCACCCCAGCAGCCCGCCTGGCGGCCTCAAAGCGATTGTCTAGGGCCGAGGCACTCAGAGCCAGGCCGCGTTCGTTGACGACCAGCGCAAGCGATCTGATGCCTGGCGTGGCGGCCTTGCGTGCCTTGATCCGTTCGATCACCTCGGCCAGCCTGCCGGTGATTTCGATTCGCACTCTCGCGCTGGTCTTGCCCTGGTGTACCCAGAGCGCCCCCTCGCGGATGTCGGTTTCCTTAAAGCGCAGGCTGTCGCCGGGTCGCTGACCGGCCAGCCAGGCCAAGTCCATTGCGTCGCGGGTAGGCTGGTCTGCCTTTTCATAGACGCGATAGAACAGCTCGTCGTCGACGTACACATCTCGGCCAGCGCCACGGTTGCGCTTGATGCCTGATGCCGGGTTGGGTAGTTTGGTGTAGCCCTTCTCTTTGGCGTTTGCCCAGATAGCAGAGAAGCAGCCAAGCTCTTGCGTAGAGTGTGTGCTTTTGCGCCAATCACGATAGAGCGCAATGTGATGCGGCTCGATCTCATCGACCGGCGCAGGCGGGTTGTCGAAGTATTCGTACAGCTTGGCGACATCGCGCAAGTAATCTTTCTGCGTGCGCGGCGCTTTGGCTTTGTACGATTCGGACTGAAAATACTTCTCGGCAATAAAGCGAAAGGTGATCTTCGGAACCAGCGCTTTGGCATTGCCACTCTCAAGCTCTGCCCATTTGGCGACTGCAGCAACGTAGTCCTTACCCAGCGGCAACTCTTTTGTGCCGTTGAAGTAATAGAAGTACGTCCCGCTGGAGCGCTTGCGCGCCTTCATGTGCAGCGGGAGGTTCAGGTTAGTTGTGCGCTTACGACCCAAGGACTCTAGGACTCCACGGTTTGACGTTGTCATGTTTGGCAACTCCCATTTCTATCGTTGCTTTTGCAACAATGGGTTCGCCTATTGCGTTAATGTAGAACGCAATCCCCATCTTGCGCAACTGCACAATCTGGCCAGCCTTGCGTGCCACGCCAGTCAATTGGCGCAGCTCGTCTTTTGTCAGAAACATTTGACCCGACGTTGGCCGCCCAGCAAGCTAGGCACATCGTCCCAAATGGTTTTGCGCCAGCGCGCTTGCAGCTCTGCTCCGGTGTAAGTTCCAGTCTTAATGAACGTGCGGGGTGTGGCGACCTGGCCTTGCCACTGCTTGCGCGCTACTCGCTCGGCATTTTTGCGCAGCTCTTCTTCTGTAGAGTTGTTCAAAAAATGTCTGCTCATTGTTGTCTCCTTTAAAAAATCTGCAAAATTGCAAGCCATGGGTTTACTGGCTTGCCTCGCCTAGCGCTCATGCGCCGGCGCAAAACCTCGCGGTACTTTTCCCGGTAGCGTTCATTGGCCTGCTTGTGGGCATCGACCTGTGGCGGCTTACGGTCCGGGCCATTGCCCTGCGCGTAGATCGCAGCCCAATCTCCGCGAACTCCCAAATTGCGGTGCCATCCACTGATGTGAATTAAGCGCAGCTTGTGCATCAAGCGGATTGCGCTGCGCACGGTGCGCACGCTTTTGCCCAGGTGCTCGGCGATTGCTGCCGCATGCAATGGCCCTTGCTCTTCTAGCAGCGCCAGAATGGCGTTGCGGGTAACGGGTGGGGACGGCATCACGTGAGCAACCAGCGCAGGATCTTGCGTGGCGTCGGCCATCCCATCGGGTTGAGTGGCCCTAGTGCCTGCGGTAGCAGACTGCGCTGCAGCGTTTCGGTATCCCAATACGTTTCTGCTTTTGGGCGTGGCACGTAATGCACGCCAATTTTGACTTTGCCAGTGTCGATAAAGCGCAGCGGTTTGTTTGCATCGTTGACTGCAGGTTGATTCATGATCACTCCTCGTAAAGCGTGCCGTGAATGGTGAATAAGACGCCACACACGCCACCTATAAAAGACAGCGCACATAAGCCCACCAGCGCGATTTGCCCGGACGGCACCTGCCAGTCCATGGTCCACGCCAGCACGGCCGTGATTGCCAGCCATACATAAAACGTCAGCTTGATCAGCGTTCGCATAATAGCTCGGTATTGTAATTAGGCCATCAGGTTGACATAACCGCATCATCCGGCGCAAACATATGCCGTTTGATCTCTGGGTACTTGCTGGCAAATGACACCAGCAGGCGGGCGGGCTTGCGCAGATAGGCTGCCTCAAGCACTGCCTGGTCAACGGTACTTGGCGCTTGCTCAAAAGGATTCTCTGAGCGCTGACCCCACCAGGCGATTGCCTTCGTGCGCGCATAGCCGGTGTGCTCGATGCACACGTATTCGGTGACGGTGCGCAGGCCGCACTGGTAATCCACGCGCAGGGTCGGCACGCCTGACTTGCCTATGTGCCGGCCGTAATAGACGCGCATCACGTCGAGCTCAGTGGGCGCTACCTGGGCAGCCAGCATGACGCCGACGTGCGCTTCCTTTTCGTTTGTGCGCGGGGCGATCTCGAACTCATGGCCGCACTCGCACACGTGCAGGCTGATGGCCACCAGGCGGTGGCACTCCGGGCATTCCTTGACCGGCGCTTCCTGGGCCTCGACCTTCTTGCCTTTGCGTGGCGGCTCGACCGCATCGATGAATCCGTGCCGGCGCACGTTGCCGCCAAAGTCGAGCACCAGGCAGTTGGTCTTGCTCTCGTGCAGGCGCAGGCCGCGGCCGACCATCTGCACGTACAAGCCTGGCGACATGGTCGGGCGCAGCATGACGACCGCGTCGGTCGCCGGGTGATCAAAGCCCGTGGTCAGTATGTTGCAGTTAACCAGGGCGCGCAGGCGGCCGGCCTTGAAGTCGCCGATGATCTGGTCGCGCTCGTCGTTGGGCGTCTCGCCGGAGACGTAGGCTGCCGGGATACCGCGCACCTTGAGCGCTGCACTTATTGCACTTGCGTGCTGCACGGTGACGCAGAAGATCAGCCAGGCATTGCGATTAGCGCAGCGCTCGATGATCAGGTCGGCGTGGTGCTGGACTAGTTCCATGGCCGCCATGCGCTCGCCGAGCTGGCCGAGATTAAATTCGCCGCCAACCATGCGCACGCCGGACAGATCCACATTGGCACCGTGCTGCGCGGTCAGCGGGCACAGGTAGCCTGCTGTGATTAGGTCAGCGACGTTCGCCTCATAGCTGATGCCGTCAAACATGGCGCCTTCGCCCTGGTGCAGCACGCCCGAATCCAGCCGGTAGGGCGTGGCTGTTAGGCCGATTAGCTTCACGTCGGGGTTTGCCTGGGCGGATTTCTCCAGCAGCTTGCGGTACATGCCGGTGCTCGCGTGCGGGATCAGGTGCGCTTCGTCGACGATGATCAGATCGAACCGGCCATAGAAGGATTCGCGCTTGTAGATCGACTGGATGCTGGCGACCGTGATCGGTTTGAATTGGCGCAGGCCCAGGCCGGCAGAGTAGATGCCGACGCTTGCGTGCGGCCACACCCGGCGGATCGCAGCGGCGTCCTGCTCGACCAGTTCCTTGACGTGCGTGACGACCAGGATGCGCGTGTCAGGGTAGGACGTGATCGCCTGGCGGATAAACTCGGCCAGCACAAAACTTTTGCCGGCACCGGTAGGCAGCACCACCAGCGGTGCATCATGGCCTGCGGCAAACCAGTCAAAGATGCTGGCGATTGCTTCAGATTGATAGGGGCGTGCTTTCATTTCCAGTCCGTTGTCTGGGTGTTTTGCAGCTCGCGTGCTGCAGTCATCTTGGCCTTGATGCTGGCCGGGATCTTGGGTTTTGGGCACCAGCCCAGGCAGTCATCGGTCCAGTTGCCCACGATCAGCACGCCGCCGGGATTTAACAGCAGCAGGCTGGCTGCGCGTGGTGGTGGCTCCATTGCCGGGTCACGAAACCAGAGCTCGTCGGTGGTAACAGGGCGGTCAGTCATGATTCTTGGCCTTCATTCTGTAGACCGGCTCCCACAACGGATCAGGATGCGGCATCTGGCTAAACATCATGCGGCCTTCGTCATCCTCGTATATCCAGCCCACCGGCTCCGGTTGGCGCTGTGGTGGGGAAACGCATCCCATGTCGCACTTACCAAAAGCATTTGCTCTGCATCCATATTTATGAGGCCATGCCGCTTCCTGTGGTGAGCAAGTATGTATATCAGCAGGGTTGACTTTGCCGCATCGGTCGCATTGTTTGTCAGGCTTCTGGTATTGGTTGTGATCTCCGCTCATCCTTGCCTCCTTGCGCGGATAGCATCTGCACAGTCCAAACCATCAGGGCGCGTGTACTCGCTGTTATCTTCAGACTTTTTCCAGTTATTCATAACATCTAAACACACCTTCGCGCACGCCTCGCGCTCCTCGGCCCGCGCCTCTTCAATCGCTTCCATGCTCGCCTCAATAATCGCAGCGTCATGCTTGTGCAAAATCAACGACACCATCTTGATGACGTTCGCGCCCAATACCTTCGCCGCCTTGTCTAAGTTTTTGTCGTAGTCGCTCATAGCTTATGCCCCCTGATCATGCGGCATTGCTTGCGCTCCTCCGGTGTTACATCTGGGCTGATCTCGGCGATCGAGCAGGGCACCTTGCGCGGCGCGGGGTCCATCGATAGCACCACGACGAATGCGGTAATCGAGCACACGGCGACGATGGAGTAAAAAACCAACACAAGTTTTTCTGCGGATGTCATGCGCTCTCCAATTTCTCGCCACCCACCATGCGCGCGCCAAAAGTTTCTCGGATCTCTAAAGTAAATTTGTCCGACAGTTGTGAGCGCGGCACGTGCTGCAGCTCGGCGCTGTCAAAGCAAGCCACAATGTCGGTGCCCATGTTTTCTTCGCTCTTGTCTGCGTCCTCGGTGCAGTTGGCAAAGATGGTCCCGTCGTCTTTGTGCTGGTACTTGATGAAGTCAGGGCCCGCGTCGATCGCCTCGGCATAAGCCACCAGCGGTGGCAGCACCAAGTGGGACCGGCAGCCGATACGCTGCTCGGCCACGGACAGGTTGCGCTTGTGTGCTGCGCAATGCCACAGTGCGTCGTGTGCTGGGCTTGCATGCACGCAGGTGCGGCAGTTTTTTATCGCAGCAAACTCGCCGTGGCATACATTCTGGTGGTCGCACATCTTGCACTGCCACCAAGCCGGGTCGGTGCTGATGCCTGGCGGCGGCTCGTCGGCGCGGATGATCTTCTCGGCACGCTCAAGCAGCGCTGC